TACTGTCGGGTGCAATTACTCCGTTGTCGGCAGTTAAAACCCTGGGACAAATGCGTATTAAACATATTAACGGAGACGTTAACAACACTAGTATGTTAAATGGTACACGCCCTTCTGCTCAAGTTGCAGCAGACGTACTCAAATCGGCATACAGCGGTGTCAATGGAGACATGGTAGCAGTTAAGCTAACTATAGTAGGCGACCCTACTTTACTTAAACAAGACGATTGGCTGTACGTACCAAGTCCAACTAAGAGTACATCGTATAACTCTCGGATTAGTCAATTTGATTTTGTTAAAAAATATGGCCATCTGCGTATGGACAATGCTGAATTGGTTGTACAATTAATAATTAATACTCCAATTGATATTGACACTGACTATTATAATAACGGCTTAGCATTTCCTGCACCAAATACAATGACTAGTTTGTTTAGTGGCGCATATACAATTACAAGAGTAGAAAGCACATTTAATGCTGGTAAATTTGAGCAAGTGTTACACCTAGCCAGATATATCAATACTGACTATATAGAATTTTTCTCTTCTACTAAAGCTGCACAACGAGGAGCAGTTGGAAACGTACAAGACAAAGCTATTGCAGAAACAGGAACTAATGCTATTGTTGGTAACGGCACATCACAAACTGTAACTCCGGGAAGAACATAGGAAATCAATTAAATGGGTGAAAGTAATCAAAGCATACGTACAGGACCAGATCCGACGTCAGTTGTAAATGCTAAAAAATCTGGTAATGCTGCTAGCTCTGGGCCATTTGAAGCAATAGTAGTGGCACACGTGCCTGGCACTCGCATGGGCCAATTGGAAGTAACACTAGTAGACACCGGTGGCGCATTTCCCGATGATAAAAATCAACTTAAAGTAAGTTATGCTAGTCCGTTTTACGGAACTACATTTGGCACAGGTCAGCAAGCATTGCCAGACTCGTCGGCTACTAGCGGACAAAGTTATGGCATGTGGATGGTTCCGCCCGACATTGGCTGTAAAGTATTAGTAACTTTTATCAATGGTGATCGCAGTCGCGGTTACTGGTTTGCTTGTGTTTACGACAGCCCAAATCATCACATGGTTCCTGGTATGGGCCGCGATATTGGTGGTAGCTCTGATACACAGGTATCACCTTCGGTTGCTCCATTCTTAGGCAGTGACAGCGTAGTTCCTGTAACAGAATATAATACTAAAAATCCTGGATCATTTAGCTCTGATGGCTTAGTAAAATCCCCACGCTGGGCACACGATGTGCAAACATCAAAGCTAATTGTACAAGGCTTAGATAGAGATCCTATACGAGGTGCCATTAGTTCTAGTAGTATGCGTGAAACCCCAAGTAACGTATACGGTATTAGTACTCCGGGTCGCAAAGCAACTAACGCAGATCAAATTCCCGGACTTAAAGAAGGTGTTATATATCGTCAGGGCGGACATCAGTTTGTTATGGATGACGGTGCAGAAGATGGCACAGATCAATTAATTAGATTGCGTACCAGTAGCGGACATCAAATCTTAATGAACGATACAGAAAAGGTATTGTACATTGCCAGCGCCACAGGCGCACAATGGATGGAGTTTAGTCCAGACGGCACTATTAACGTATATGCTGCCGCAGGCATTAACATGCGTAGCTCGGGCGCCATTAACATGCACTCTGATGCTGGTATTAGTATGTGTGCACCAAATATTAGTATTACTGCATTTGGTTCTAAGAACAGTCCACTAGCGGCATTGAGCTTAAAGAGTACAGGCACTATCAGTGCTCAAGCATTGATGCAAATGTCGTTAAAGAGTAACATGACTCTTGGCCTAAGTTCAATGGGTGCTGTTAGTGTAACTGCTGGCGGATTATTAAATCTAAAAGCAATTGGTAAAGCAACATTGGCAAGCAAAGGAATAACCACAGTGGGATCTGGCGGATCGGTTGTAATACAAGGTCCTATGCTACAGTTAAACCCACTAGGACCAAGTCCATACCCAGATTTGCCAAGCATTATTATTCCTGTAATCCCACCTATACCTAAAGTATTACCAGACACACTATTTGTTAAAGGTAAAGGCTGGGTAGCTGGCGGTGATGTTATATTAACTACTTGTGGTGTAGTACCTGCACACGAGCCGTGGAAGCGAGCACAAGCATCAACAAGTTTAACAGCGGCATTAACAGGCTTGGGAGTAGGCATTGGCGGAGCAGTAATGGAAAGTTCCCCAGACACGTTCCAGGCTGCACTTGATGCAAACGCAGAAGCTGCTAAAGCAGCAACAGAAAGCATTTAATGACAACAGGAATACAGGCCGCTAGCGGAATAGCAATTGATAACCCATTACCAGTTAGCTGGCTGGGTCGCCCCGATGCGCCTACTATTCCTAGCGATTGGTCAAATGTTAATCAACTATCTGCAACAGAAGTTAGAAATTTACAAGCACAAATTGCGTATGATCTAAGTGGATGGGACTACAGTTTAGTCGGCACAGATAATCGGTTGGGCAGATATCAGTTTTCTACTAAGACACTAGAACGATATGGTTTACTTGCGGCTGGATCAAACGATCAATACGGAACAGCGTGTGTTAATTATCAAAGTTGTTGGCAACAAACCACACAGCGAAAGAATACCACTTCGTTATCAAACTACTTGCATAATGTAACAAATTTGTCCGAGTTCATATCTAGTACAATCAGTCAAGAGCAGTTAGCTGATCAAATTATACATGATTTATACAATAACTTACTGGCTGTTGATGCAATACTACTAGAAGATACTGCTGACATAGTAGCTGGAATGATTTATGTAGGATGGATATTAGGTCCAGGCACAAAGCCTAAGTATACACTATCCAATGGGTCAGGCGCATACGCTTGGCGGTATTATAATGTAGGCAATGGCGCACAAGCATTTAACAGCGGGCGTTATGCAGTGACCATTTTAAGTCAATAAATACTAAACTATGACAACATATCGCGGATTTACTACCAAACAAAATGCTAAAAAGTATACCCTAACGGACTACGAATTAGCTAAACAAGACTTAATCAATTACTTCAATATCCGCAAAGGTCAGAAGCTAATGCAACCTACGTTTGGTACCATTATCTGGGATATGTTATTTGAGCCACTTAACGAAGATACTCAGCAGGCAATACAAGCAGATGTAACCAAAATTGTCAGCTATGATCCACGTCTTCGTGTTGGGCAAGTAGCAGTAACACAGCAAAACAATGGACTACTAATCCAAATCACATTAGGATACGTTTCGTCAGACCAGACCGAAACACTATCCCTAAACTTCGACGCAAACTCCAAGAAATTAACCGCTAATTAACTGACCATATAATTATACCTGATAAATACTTGATACAGGTAAATTAATATGGCCCAAAGCACACGTCAAACAAATCTTTTAGTACAACAGGACTGGACAAAGATCTACCAGACCTTCACTAACGCTGACTTCACTAGTTACGACTTTGAAACTCTGCGTAATAGTATGATTAATTATATTAAGACATACTATCCAGAAACGTTTAACGACTTCCTGGAATCTAGCGAATACATTGCATTAATTGACATGATCGCTTTCTTGGGTCAAAGCCTGGCATTCCGCACAGACTTAAATGCTCGCGAAAACTTCATTGATACAGCACAGCGCCGTGACAGTATTCTAAAGCTAGCACGTATGTTAGCCTACAATCCAGGACGTACAAATGCAGCGTCTGGCTTGCTAAAAATTGACAGCATTAAAACAACCGAAAACGTACTAGACAGTTCTGGTATTAATTTATCTAATGCAACAGTATATTGGAATGACATCACTAACGATAACTGGCTAGAACAATTTACTACTATCTTTAATGCGACTTTGGTATCCAGCGAGAGCTTTGGTAAGCCAGGCAATAGTCAAAAAATCAATGGTATTCAAACTGACGAATACACAGTTGCACTAAACACAAATACGTTACCAGTTGCGCCTTTCAATGTTAACATCCAAGGTAACCCTGTTTCGTTTGAAGCAGTAAGCGCAACTACAGTAAACCAATCATACATTTACGAAAACGACCCAACTAAGACAGGACAGTTTAATTTACTATACCGCATTGACAACAACGGCAACGGTAGCAATAATACTGGCTTCTTTGTATTTTTTAAACAGGGAAGTTTAAACACCACGCAGTTTACTATTAATAACAGTATTCCAAACAACTATGTAACAGTTGCAACTAACAACATTACTAATTCTGATCAGTGGCTGTATTCGTTAGATGTTTCTAACAATCCACAAACACTATGGAGTCAGGTTCCTGCACTCCCTGGTATCAATGTTATTTTTAATAACTTAACAGATAAGAATTTATATCAGATTAATACTCGTAACAATGACCAAGTTGATTTGGTGTTTGGTGACGGTTCTTTCTCTAATATTCCACAAGGAACATTTAAATTTTTATATCGTACTGGTAACGGTATTACCTACAGCATTACTCCAGACGATATGGCAAGTGTCAGCATTGGATTAACGTACATCAGCAAAAACAATACCGTTGAAACATTAACTGTTACAGCAAGTTTAAAATACACTATTACTAATGCTAATGCAGCACCTAGTTTAGATAGCATCAAATCTGCGGCTCCGCAACAGTACTATACACAAAATCGTATGATCACCGGCGAAGACTATAATATCTTCCCACAGACATCATTTACCAGCATCCAAAAAATTAAAGCAGTTAACCGTACAAGTTCCGGCGTTAGCTTATACTTAGATGCGATCGACCCAACAGGTAGCTACAGCTCTACAAACATTTTTGGTGATGACGGCGTAATCAGATCATCTACTAGTACCAAGCCAACGACGTTTGACTTCCTAACTACCAATGACATCTATAACGCAATTTACAATAAAGTAATTCCACTTATAGATTCTATAGAATTAAAAAATTTATATTATGCTAATGCAACAACTCGTTATGATAGTTTTGATTCTAACGTAACATTTAAGCAAACTAACTATTCTACTAGCACAAGTACCGGTTACTTAATGTGGAACAACAATACACAAGCTGTAGGCACTACAGTTAATGCTCCATTAAAGTATGTGGCCGCAAGCGCAAGTTTACAATTTTATGTACCGAGTAGCGAAACTACTATGTATGCAACAGTAACTAGCACAGCTGCCAATACAGTTGGTACCAGTGATACACATATTACATTTGGTACAGTTGTTCCTAATGGTGCTATCTTAACTGACGCTAGCTTAACTGGCGCCAACGCAATCATTCCACCTTACAAGACTACATTAACATCTGATGTAATCACTAGTTTAATTAATCAAATTAAAGCTAAGTCTACATTTGGTTTAACATACGATTGGGCAAACCAAGTATGGAAAACTCTATTAGATGGTGACAACGGTTGGGTATTAAAGTTTAGTTACGACCAAGGCCTGTATACAATCAACTATAAAACACAAACTTATACATTTGGTAGCTTACAAAATACTAAGTTTTACTTTGATCCAACAACACGAGTATATAATTCTGTAACAAGTACTAACGTAAATGATACTATTAAGATTTTAAAGATCAGCGGCAAGCCAGGAGATACAGGAACCCCAATGGATTCTGATGTAACATGGCAAATTTATAATACTGTTAATAGAGATGATGGTTACATTGATACATCCAATGTAATAGTTGGATCATCCACTGTACAAATGGTAGGTGTTCCGGATAATCCTGACTTGTATTCGTTAGTGGCCAATGGCCCTAGTCGCCCAGACTTGTACTTCCAATACAAGCACAATGTTCCAAGCCGTAGCCGTATTGATCCTACTCCGGTAAACATCATTGACTTATATGTATTAACAGCGGCATACACTAACAGTTACATCAATTGGTTACGAGATCTGACTGGAACTATCACACAGCCAAATCCTCCTACATCAAGTAGTTTAGAGATTGACTACAATACATTAACAAACTTTAAAGCAGTTAGTGATACGATTGTTTACAATCCTGCTAAATTTAAACCATTGTTTGGACAGAAAGCGGACCCATCAGTACAAGCACGTTTCCAAGTTATTAAGAATCCTGCTGCCGGTATAACCGACAACGAAGTTAAGACACAGGTTATCAGTGCAATTAACGCTTACTTTGATGTTAACAACTGGGACTTTGGTGATACATTTTATTTCTCAGAGTTAGCAGCATACCTGCATACAACA